CTCATAGAGAACAAGGACCGACCGTTGTTGGATCCAATTTTAAATTGGCGTCCGTAACGTACAGAGGGTATCTGACGTTACGACGGTCTCCGGGAGGAAATAAACCTCCTGGGGTAGGTCGAGGAATTTTACTTCCCCGACACACCATTGACTGATTTTATCAATAATGGTCTCGAAGTCACCCGACTGTGCGGGATTGACATCGGTGCGTGCTTTCTGGAGGTTCTCCAGAAGGCGCGACTCCCTAATCTTCCAAGGCAAGACGTCATACGCCTTATCCTTGTAGGGATCTTCGCCGTGACGGCGAGAGATCTCGGGAACAAGCATGTTCCTGAAGAGATAGGGGCGGTCGATGATGTTAATTGCATCATCGACCGTCGTAAGTCCGTGGCGCTTCGCCAGTGTGACTTTGTCGCTGAACCTCATGTGGGCCCAGTCGACATCAGAACTGCAAGTTAATAACTGCAGCCCTGAATCGTCAACGCCGAGTGTTAACTCGGCGTTCGACAAAACCTCCTTGACCTGTTCCTGAACAGCGTCAGAGGAGACACCCCTGGCTCGAGCATTGGTCGCGAAGTTCGCGAGACAACGTCTCACCAGGAGGTTTGCAGTCTCGTCAAAGATGTCTTTGATTGACTGCAAGTGTATCCAGGGAGTTTCCTCCCTGAATATCTTCCACAATTCGCTCTTTGAGCGATGGAAAGCTGGAGATCCGATGCCTCCCAGTTTTACTGGTAGGTAACGGGTTGACAGGAGGGTGGGAAGGAATCCTTCCATCCTCTGTTCGAAGCGTGCTGACGCCATGGGAACCATGGCCTCAAAGCCGCCGCCGAGCCACGACAACATGCCTTGCATCTGTCGTGCCTTGCCAATGGCAGGGTTAGGCTCATCCTTCCCCTCGCATTCTTTTGCGCAGGGTGAGAACAACCTCAACTTCATCGCATCGATGTGAGGTGTTTCGAGATAAGGTCTAGAATGCAGGGGAGTTTCGACTCCCCAGATCTGATCCTTTCTCAATCCTACTGTGAAGAGCATCTCTTCACAGTAGAAGGCACCAGCAGAACTTATGAAGTTCTGACTCCACGAAACGGACATTCCGTTCAATCCGTGGTTCTCCGTAATACGGCGAAGGTACTTAACTGGCCCTTGAGCGATGTGATCATCGCCCGAGCAAGCGAAGTGACGCCACTTACGTGTCGTCGCTCCGCGAGCCGACTCCAGACGAAGGAGAAACTCCTCGTCTGAAGCCCCGAGCATGCCAAACTCGGAACGAAAATAGGCTTCCCACTCTGCACAAAGGTTGTGCAGAGTGAGTACTAGTTTCGCCCCGGGGTCTCCCATTAGGATACCCCGGGTTGTTAACATATCGGAGAATTCCTCCAATGATGTTTCATAACGTCTGGGCGAGCAAAGCAGTCGCGCAGATGTTAGAAGGTAATCCGATGTTTCATCGCATCCTTCTATATAACCTTCAACCATATCGGTTGAATACTGGTGCGTACAGAAATCTGTCGCCCTAGTAAGGTCACTACTTAAGAAGTAGGTGAGCTGGTTCGTGACGGGACCCGCATTGCGTAGTCTCTTCACCCATTCGTACAACTGCCACCCTCTGGTAAGACCAGCGGTGACAGACGGATGGAGTTTAGCCAGACCTAGTAGGTGGTGGCTAAACGGTTGGAGGAAGATTGTTAACCAATCTTCGCCCACCGTGACGACCCGGGACTTAGCTCCCGGTTCGCCAATTGCACTCGACTTAATAGAAGGTGCAATAGAACCCATTCTTAATGGGTTCCCGGCGTTCTTGTAGGGAGATCCATCCAATCCATGATTGGACAGACCTTCCTCAATGGACCACTGCAGTAACTGGTAGCCAGTTACTGCGTCAAGGCCATACAAGGGATCCTCGAGTTTGAAATTTTCAAAGTCGAGGTTCATGTTTTCGGCACTTTCGCCGAACTCATGGTGAGGCATGTGCACAGGTTCATCCCTGCACATTGTCTGCCATCTTGGCCTGCCTGCTTTTAGCAGATAGGGCAAGCCGAACCAGGTCTCGAAAGTCGAGTCCTGGTCCGGAACGAATCTGCACCAGGTACGGAATTTTACCGCTACCTCTGCAGCACGTCCCCCTTCCTTCACGCTCGAATCAATCGAGGCGGATGAAGTTAGGGAGAGGTGTCCGAGACTTTTGAAGTTCTCGGGTTTCAACTCCTTCACCGAACGCCCGATGAGGACGCTCAGCCGGCGTAGGATCCTACGCCGACTCTCGGTGATAACAGGTATAGAGGATAAAGTCTCTGCGTGCAAACGCAGGGACGCCTCCCTGTTAATTTTGGTGGCAGCAGGAAAGTTCCTGCTGGTCACCAGGTGACAAAGCCTTGTTGACTGGGCTTTTGACACCACCCCGTGATCCCAGACTCTTGCGAGCCAGGGAGTGAGTTCCCGCCAGATGGCAGGCAGCTCCGAGAGATTATCTCTCTCGTCACCAAATCCCGGAAAATCATCCGGAATTTCGGGCGCCGCAGTCAAAGACTGTACCGCCTTCCAACGCAATACAACGGAAAATTTCTTCCATTGTTTGCAGACCTTATCACTGTTATTAACAGCAAGGCCATATGCCCACTTCATCAATTTGGTGAACGCAGGCATCTCTCGAAAAGATCTGATCTTTTCGGGAGTACTCATTATGAGGTTATCAACGATAGCCTCTATGATATTAGACAGCCTCTTAAGAGACTGATAGTTCATCTTACAGATTTTATCTGTGACGGACTGTGCGAGATAAGGAAGAACCTTCCTAACTCGCTCATTACGAGAACGGTAAGTTTCTGACTTACCGAACCGACCTAATCTGACAACCAAAGGCTTGTCGATATGGATGTCCAAACTACGGGAAATTCCGAGTAGATTGGATTTCGGGTCCAAAGACCCGGGAATCTGAGATTTTGTCTCCTTCAGTACATCTGAAGCCGAAGCCACAGGCATGAAGGAAGAT